TTACTACCTAGAGGTTTCCGCCAAGATCTTCATCCGATCAGACACGCCAGCCGATGACATACCTGGTGATATCTACAGTCAAATCGCTGAGCATGTCCGATCCGATGAAGACATCATCGATATCGAAGTGAACTGCGTGCCGGTGCCTGAGGATCTCTGTGGATCGACACCACATTGATGGCACGAGGCTGATCACACGACGATCAGCGCGTGATCAGATCCTTCTGGCATGGAGCTATCGCTGTGCCTACTGCGGCGATGATCTAGGACGCAGCCCAACGCTCGATCACGTGGTGCCCAAGGTGCATGGCGGGCTTACGGTGCGCAGCAACATGGTGGCCTGTTGCCTTGGCTGCAACTCCAGCAAGGGGCATAAGGCATGGGTGGATTGGTACCGCGCGCAGCCGTTCTGGTCTGCACTGAACGAATGGGCAATCGTGCAGTGGATCGCGGAAAATGCTAATTTGGCTGCCTAGAACTCTCTGAGGATCTAGGCGATCCCGTAGAGGCCGGCTGCGGGCAACAGGCTGACACCGCGTGAGGATCAGCCACCGGCCACATCATTAAGATACGTTGCAGTGGTCGCAGGTGCCCCGCCCGTGGTGTATAGTAAATGAGTCGGGAGCGATCCCGGCATCCACCGCAACTAGAAAAATGAAGAAACTGAGCGCCGGCATCGAGGCCATCGCTGATCTGATCGCTTCTGCTGAAGCGGTCGCTCAAGCGCTGCAAGATATGCGGGATTGCACCACTGACGACGAGTGGGATCAGATCATTTCTAATCCGCTGGTCGACATCTTGGTAAGCGCCTGCATGGATCTTGAAGACCGGCTCCAGTAACCAAGGGGCTTCGGCCCCTTTTTTTATTGCTCAGCGGTCGGCGCTATCCGTAAGGACGCGCGCGGTGCTGCAGTCGCGGTGGCTGCAGCTGAAACCGTATCGGAGGCCGCTTTACATCACGGCAGAATCCTGCTGCACACCCACAGAGCGATCAGGCACGTCGCCCAATACTCGAGCACCAGCAGCAGGACATCCTGAAGCATCAGCGACCTAGCAGGTGATCGAGATAAAGCTCGGCTTGCCACAGATCTGAGCTGTAACGGCAGGTGCCACCCACGCAGCTGCGGTAGTAAACCTCACCATGCACGGGCATGAGCGTTTCGATGTAGCCGCCGTCTCGGTCAGTGCGGCTGATGACTTCCGGGCCGAACATACAGCTCACACCTGGCCGCATAACGGCCGCCGCTTCTCTTTGATTCTGGCAACTCCAACCCGCAGCGCTGATGGCGCATCTGCCAATGCTGGCAATCCCAACACATCAGCGGCTCACCAGCAGGGCGCAGCTTTGCGCGCGCAGCTTGGTAGATGTGTTGCGCTTTGATCAATGCCGCCTGCAGTTGCACCGCGCCCGTATCGAGCTCGATCTGATGTTCAGGTTTTGGGCCGAGCACCACGCGCGCGTGCCAGGTGCGGTCAGTACGGCTGCACAGCAGCAATAATCGGCCGCCGTGCAGACTGATCATTCCGCCTCACCAGCAGCAGGCTGGTGATAGATGCGTTCGAGCAACATGCTGGCTGGTTCATCCGGGCCATCAGTCACGTAGGCAGCCACCGGGTCAGTGCCATCTGATGCCACATAGATGCAGCCATAGCCATAGGGTTTAACGACCACCAATCCGGTGTTGCGACTGCGCGACAGGATGCGAAGCGCCAGCCGCTCGATCAGATTCAAGCCAGGCAGGCGAGTCATCATCCCTCCAGTTTGGCGATAAGACGGGCGAGATACCACTGGCATTTACGGGCATCCTCGAGCGCATTGCCCTTGCACCAGATACGCAGCAGGTATTTCAGCGCCTGACCCTGCAGGTATGCGGGCACCATGTGCGGCGCATCGGTGACTGCTGCCTCGATCACGTCGATCGCCTCGACTGGGCCGCGGCGGTAGTGTGATGGGTTGATTGGATCGGTCATTCAAGCCAGCTCCATGCGATGCGTTGACAGATGCGCCATGCGTGTTTTTTGTCAATCTCGAAGCGATCAGCAAGTTTTTGATAGCTCAGCCCCTCAGCGCGAAGCTGGCGCAGCTCGCGCACCAGCTCCTCGCTCAGGATCACGGCGACGTTCTCCTCACCGCGCTTGAACGGCCGGCTCATCGCCATTTATCCCCGAGCAGCTGCTGGCGGCAGACTTCGATCGCCTGCTGCGCCTGCTTCTGCGTCATAACCGACTCGGTGGCATCCATCGCGCGCACCACGCGAGCCAGCAGCTCGGTGTATGACGTGTCGCGGAAGTTGGCCGCCAGGTCGAGCGCAAACTCCTCCCATAGCCCGGTGTAGGTGCTGCAGGTACGGCCGCTGCGTTCATAGAGCGCGTCCATCATGTCGGCACGAATCTGGTCGAGTTTGACTGCTTCGTTCATGGTTCGAGGTGTTGGCGGATGCGGAGCAGCTCAGCGCAGAGCTGCTGGCGGTTGCGGATCCCAACGGTGCTGCACAGCTGGTCGATGCGGATGTCAATCAGCTGGCGGATGCGCTGGCGCTCATCCTGCTGCCCCTGGCGGTAGGTCCCGCTGTCGGTGATCAGCTGGCTGATTCTCGCGCGCATGTCGGTCATTGGCCGGCCTCCAGCTCGTCGGCGATGGCAAGGAGACGCTGGCGGGTTAGCCGTCGCTCGTGTTGTCGAAAGTGCCCAAGATCAGGCGCAATGGGAGGCAGATCCATTTCTGTCGGCACCACCTGATCTGCAACGGCTCGCAGGGCCGCAGCAAGTGTTGCCTCCACCTCGTTATGGGGGTTGTTATCCATGCGCCGGTAGGCGGCATCCAGGATTGCATTTGCAGCGGGTGAAAGTTCAGTCATTTAACAGACCCCCATCAACAAGGGCATCGCACCACTCCTTGAATGGTGCTTCGATCTGAGCCATGGTCTTGTTGTCAATGGTCTCGGGCTTGCGGATCATGCTGATTGCAAGGCCAAGAGCGTCGCCGAGGCGATCTTCAAGAGTGTTCAATGGAACGAACTTGTAGTCAGTCATCTTCGTTGGGCAAGAGTTCAAGAAGTGAGTCAATGGCAAGACCTGTCGTGTTTTCTGAGCCTGGTGTGTAATACTGCGCCTCTACCAGTGCTATTCGCAAACGCTTAATGCAAGGCCACGGGTCGCGCAGCTCGGTGGAGAAGCCCTGGAATGGTGCGGGGTGGAAGTCGGTCAAACCCCCACCTCCTGCTCAAGCTGCTGCCGGGCATAGTTGCCGATCAGCTCGTGTTCGCACAGGTAGGCCAGCACCTCGCGGATCGCGGCGCGTGCTTCAGGTGACCAGTTGACGGCCTCCTCGTCCCAGCACGAACTGTCTTCAATTCCGCTGATCGCAATGGCCACTCGCTTCACCAACGAACTGCGCTCGAGCAGCCCGGCCGCCGCACCAATCTGCTCCGGCGTGGCGTTCTTGATCAGATCCATGCACGCATGAAACCGGCGATCGTTTTCTTCCTCGTCAATCGGCTCAGGCTGCTGCTGCGCGGCCTCCAGTGCCTCGACCCTGGCGCGGAGTTCAAGGAGGCAGGCGGCTTCATCGCTGACAACCCATTGAATGGATCGGCTAGCTATCTCAACGGCATTTTCAATGTTCTGCCATCGCTCGGGCGTTGCTCTGTAATCAGTCATTGGTGAGAAATGTGAACGGTTGCGATGCCATCCAGCGGCACGCCAAGGCGATGCGCAGCACCGGCGCTCAGGTCGAGACTTGAGCAGTCGCAGCGGTCAGTGACGCGCACCGTGAGCACGCGGCCGCGGTGGCTGACGCGCACCGGCGTGCCGCAGGGCAGCCATGGATGCGCCGCGCTGATGCCCCAGTGCTCGTAGGTGCCGCCGCAGTATGTGGTGCGCCCGTGAAACTCGGTTGCATATACGGTTGCTGTCACCTGCCGCGACTGCACCGGGCTGGCCAGCAGCAGGGCCGCGGCGATCAAAGCAGCGCGGATCATTCGACCTCCACTGCGTAGGCATTTGGCCAGCGGTTGCGCGCGTACTTCTCAGCAGCGCGCTTTGATTCGGCGCGCGTGTACCACGTGATTGGCCGTGCATCCCGGAATCGGATGGTGACTTTGAAATCACGCACGCGGGCATTGTGACGTGGTCGGCTGACACCTTCGCCATAGTTGCCGACCTGTTCTGCATCAGTGCGCCACTGGAAGAGGGCGCCTTTCATTTCAGCCATAGTTGATGCTTTCAGTAACGGTTTCGACGTTGATCCATTCGAGTTCTGACCACCACTCGAGCCATGTATCGGCGGCGATCAGTTTTGCTTCAGTGATGCTGTGAGCCGTGACGCACTCGAGCACGTTGGCTGAGCGGATCTGGAAGTAGTAACGGCGTGGTTCAGTCATGCCGCACCACCTGCTGCGTGCCGGAATGAGTGGGGCTGTGATGCGCGCCGGATTCGATGCCGATCATGGCGAACACGGTTGCAGCGATCAGGCAGCAGATGGCGTTGTTGATGTGGTTGATCATTGTGCAAGCGCTTTGCGAACGCGATAGACGGAGAGATTGAGACGGGTAGCGATCTGTTGCTGTGTGAGTCCAGTGCGCCGCAGGATGCGGACGCGGCGATCGTTGCTGGCGGTCAGCCAGTCGATCACTGCGACCACAAGCAGCAGCGGTAGAAACAGCTTCCAGATCACCAGGAGAGTGGCGGTGAGCATGGGGCAGTGTGTGAATAGGGGTGCCGGGCCAACCGGCGATGCGGGCTTAGTCAGGCCCTGTTGAGCTCGATTGCGGGGTCGTGTGCTCTGTTCCCCCTGGCCGCGTTTTTAGCGAGGTGGCGGTCCCCTTCCCTCGTGACACCATCATACACCGTCGACGGTGCACGTGCCAGGGTGTGCGCAACATCTATTCACACTGCGTCGGTGCCCACTGCCAGCTCCACCGGGACGCGCAGCATTGGCACGCTTTTACCCGTGCCCTGCGTGCGCTCCCAGCCCACTACCGCCACGCTTACCGGCAGTTCCGCGGTGTACCAGATATGACAGCACTCGGTGCAACGCCGCTGCCTGATCACCCGATCGTCGTACCTGCCATTCGTATACGTTGCGCGGATCTCACCGCAACCGCACCGGGGGCAATTCACTGTTCAGCTAGCCTGATCATGTACACCACCACTATGGCACCATGAACTTCGGTGAGTGGATGGCAGTTCAGCTGACCGCCGAACAGCAGTTTGAAATAGAAAAGCAGGCCCGCAGCCTGCTCAACAGCCCAGATGCCGGCACCATGGCCGCAGCACTTTTGAAGCAAGCCTGCTATCAGCAACAACTGCTGCAGCAGGCCGTTCATGAAATCGCCCGCCTTGAATGCGAGCTGATGGGAAGGCCCTAGAACAGATCCGGCTCGATGTCGACCATCACTCCATCAGTGGCAGCAGCCAGACTCTGCGCCGCTTGAGTGGCCTGAGCAGCAGCCACAGGCGGCACCCAGTCACGTGGCGGCTGCGCCACTGCGCTCACATATGCCAGTCCCTTCTGGCTGGTCTTTTTCCAGCCGCTGATCGGCACCTGCACGCTGCCGTATTGATCCGGCGTCTGGCTCATCACGAACGCGCAGAAGGCGTCGAGCTCCTCCACCTTCACGTTCATCATTCCGCTGAAGTCCACCTTGCTCTCGGGTTTGGTGGACTTGAAGATCGATAGATTCAGTTTGAAGCTCATTTGTTTTCGGGGTTGATAGTGTTGGCCTGTTCGTAGCGCTCCACCTCGGCCAAGGGATAGAGCACGAATCCGGGAGTGCGGAAATATGGCGGACCCTTGCCCGCATCACGCCATCGTTTCAACGTGTCAGGGTGCAACCCCCAACGCTGCGCCACCTGAGTGGCGGTGAGGTAACTAGAAGAGTTCATCCTGATCCGCCTCAACGGGTGCTGCAACGGGTGCCGCTGGCACCGGCTGCACGATGGCATCGTTCAGATCCGCAATGCTGGCCGCTGGTGCTGCGGTCACCGTGACGGGCTGCACGTCGAGCACCTCCTCCTGGCTTTGCATACCCAGCAGCATGTCACTCGCGTACAGACGACCCCAGAACGCAGCGGCGCGGTAGCGGATCATCAGCTCTGGCATGGTCAGCCACTTGCTGCCGCTCTTGGTGGCCCATCCTTCCTTCTTGGCCATCGCCATCGTGATGGATGGACCCTTCAACTCCTGGCCGCTGGCGAGATCGGTAGCCACGGCATAGCAGGCAAGTGAGTCACCCTCGCCGCTGAGCTCGAACCGCAATGGGCTGAACCGGCCGCAGCCATTCACCATCGCAATGATGAAGCTGCTGCTCCAACTGGGGCGGCCGTGGATCACGTGCAAATGCTGCATGGCTAGGAATGGGCTGATGCCCATCCGGCCTGCGATCTCAAGCGCCACCAGGCAGTTGGCAAAACCCTGTTGCCCTTGGAACTGAGGCGGAATCAACGTGCTGCTGGCCAGTGCCTTGGCGATCCGTTGCGCATCCTCAAATGCTTGGATGCCAGAGAACACTGAGCCGGTGGGCTGGGTGGTGATGGCTGATTGTGGATCCATTAGTAGGTCTCGATCTCAGTGGTCTGCTGTTGGCCGCTGGCGCCCGTCATCCAACCCGGCAGGCTGATGGTTTCGATCTGATCGCTGTAGCTCGGCCAGTGATCAGCGGCCTTGCAAATCGCCAATTTCGCCAAATCGCGCATGGCCTGATCGTGGCCGCGCTCGATCATCTCCGCATCGGCGGCATACACCGCACACGCGAAGGGCGCGGTGGATTCCACGCAGATGAAGATGAACTGATCGGGCCGGCGGCCGGTGGCCTGCTCGAGGCCGTGCAAGTACCAGGCCGCTTGCACGTGGTAGCGATAATCCGCCACGCTGCGCTTGAAGCCCTGAATGCTGGCGTTCTTGGTGGTCTTGAGATCCACCACGATGCTGCCGTCATCGATCAGCCAATCCGGCCGGCATTTGCACTCAAGCCCGGTGCCGGCATCCGTCCACATATGCGTGGTCTCAGCCTTACCAGGCAGCCCCAGCAGCATCGCAGCAGCAGGGTGACGCATCACTGCGCGACCCATCGCCATCACCTGCTGAGCGTCGTCGGCGGTGATGACGGTTTTGCGCTTGGCCGCAGCTTCAAATGCCGCCCATTGCTCGCGACCTTCCTTAGTGCGGCGGTTGATGTCACCAGGTGCAACAGCGATCTGGTCATCCCATTTGCTTAGCTCCAGCACGTGCGTATGCAGTGCTGTGCCAAGGCGCATGGCCGGTGTTGGCTCAGGCCAAACCCGATCAGGATCTAAAAACCGCGCCCAGTAATGAAGGGGGCTTTTTGCGATCTGATCAAGGCCGGACTTGCTCACCGCCCAATGCCGGTGATAGTCGGCGTTCTCCATGAGAAGTAGCGAGTTGCCCCCAGATGCTAGCACTTGCGGCCAGATGCTGCTAGATTCGGCAGGCCACGGCAAAAACCATGCGCCAGTACCTCGATCAATCCGTCTACGACGCCGCCATAGAGCGGCTGGATTTTATCTTTGCCCACTTCACCCGCGTCTACGTCTCCTTCTCTGGTGGCAAGGACAGCGGCGTTCTCTTGAATCTCGTTTGCGACTACATACGAGACAGGCAGCTGCCGGTCAAGATCGGCGTCCAGATCATGGACAACGAGGCCAACTACAACCACAGCGAGGAGTTCATGCACCGCATCCTCGAGGCCAATCGCGACATCCTTGAGATCTATTGGTGCTGCCTCCCCATCACGCTGCCCTGTACCGTCAGCTCTTACGAGATCGATTGGCAATGCTGGGGCGAGGCTGATCGCCATCGCTGGATTCGACCCATGCCGCAGCAGGATTACATCGTAAACCTGCAGAACCATCCATTTGGTGACCTGTTCATTGAGAACATGGACTACGCCACCTTCTGGGACATGTTTGCGGAGTGGTACAGCCTGGGTGAGCCCTGCGCCAACCTGATCGGTATCCGCACCGTTGAATCCCTAAACCGGTTTAGGGCGATCCTGAACCAAGACAAGGAAACCATGCTTGGCCGCATGTGGACCAAGAAAAACACGGCACACACCTACAACTGCTATCCCATCTATGACTGGCGGACAGAGGACATCTGGACCGCAAACGCCAAGTTCGGGTGGGATTACAACAAGCTGTACGACGTGTTCTACATGGCAGGTATCCCCATCAAAAAGATGCGGGTTGCTTCGCCGTTTATGTCAGAGTCCAAATCCAGCCTTGCTATGTACCGGGTAATTGACCCGCAGATCTGGGCCAGGCTTTGCGCCAGGGTTGGCGGCGCCAATTTCATGGCCACCTACGGCAAACAGCTTGATTACAAATCCTTCCGACTGCCTGCTGGCCACACTTGGAAATCGTTTGTCAGGTTCTTGCTGGCTACTTTGCCGGATCAATCAAGCGCAAATTTTAAGCAGCGCTTCATTCAGTCAATCCGTTACTGGGGCCGAGTGGGGCGAGGTCTTCCTGAATCCATCATTGAAGCTCTCGGCCGCATTGGCATCCGCTTCTACATCAACGGCACTACGCGTCACGGCGGCAACAACTTGCGCCGTGTTGTGATCAAGGTGCCTCCCGATCACTTAGACGATCTGCCATGCCACAACAGCATGGTCACATCGTGGAAGCGCTTTGCCATCACGGTTCTCAAGAACGACCACACCTGCAAGTACCTCGGTCTGGCGCCAACGCAAGAACAGCAACGTCGCCAGAAATCAATCCAGCGCAAGTACAGCCAAGTCCTCAACCGCTCCGCCAAATGAAGATCCTGAACGCCACCCAACTACCTGACGACCGGGTTGTGCAATGCCCTCGCGGTGGCTTCACCAGCCATCGGCTAGTCGTTGAAACTGACGGCATGGGCTACAGCATGACAAAAACTATCATCCACCCCGGCAAGCCTCACCGCTGGCATTATCAACACCACCTTGAAACCTGCTACTGCGTCAGCGGCAAAGGGCTGCTGATCAATGAGGCAACGCAGGAGATTATCGGGGTTGGCCCTGACGTGACCTATGTGCTCGACAAGCACGATGCGCACACGTTTGAAGCATTGGAACCGACAACGTTGATTTGTGTCTTCAATCCACCCCTTAAAGGCAATGAACTTCACGACGAGAACGACTCTTACCCTTGGCGATCCCCGGTCTACTCTGTCCGCAGTATTCCTATCGAGAAAGTTACCGCCAACGATTACAACCCCAACTCTGTGGCGCCGCCTGAAATGGCACTACTCGAAACATCGATTTGGGAAGATGGCTACACACAGCCTGTCGTTGTCGTGCATGATGCCGAACGTGACCTATATGTGGTTGTTGACGGTTTCCACCGATACCTGACGCTGAAGAACAGCCAGCGCATCCGCGAACGTGAAGGCGGCCGCTTGCCCGTGGTTGTGCTCCGCAAAGAGCTGCACGACCGGATGGCATCAACCATCCGTCACAACCGCGCTCGTGGCTCGCACAACATCGAGCTGATGAGCGTGATCGTTGCCGAGTTGATCGAGATGGGCAAAGGCGACGCATGGATCTGTAAGCACATTGGTATGAGCCCTGATGAACTGCTGCGTCTTAAGCAGATAACAGGCCTTGCATCCCTGTTCCTTGGTAAAGATTTCAGCAAGGCATGGGACGTTGAGCAGATCGACAACGTGACGGAGGATCTTGAACGTGAAGCTGAAGAGGATCTGGTTACCCATTGATACCTGGGAAGAGATCGGCCACAACATGTGGGGTGAGGTGGCTAATCGTCGCCTCTTTCTGCAACGGGCTGTGATCTTCACCGGCAATCACCGCCTTTACGGGCGTTATATGCAGCGGGTCACCGTGGAGTGGCCCAACAGTTGCATTAATGCACTGACTGACTACAACCTGAACCGCAAGGCATGGATTGGGCACGCAGCCTGTGCTCTCGCCTTGCAATGCCCTGAAGACATCACACGACAAGCCTGGGGGCTATTGACCGATGAGCAACGGATTTTGGCGAACCGCCAAGCAGACAGAGCCATTCAGTCCTGGGAGATGCGCTACCGAGCGAGTCTCGGAATACGTGCGGACGTGGCAAGCCCGTTGTTATTCGCACGAGATCCCCGATGAAGTGCCAGCCAAGGTGGCGGCATCTGGCCGTGCGCCATCGTGGCGTGCAATAGCCGTGGCATTGCTGCAGAACGATTTGCACCTATACCAACTCGGTTATGCACGACCTGCATACGATCGGCAGCGCCGTGCTTTGACCATGGCTCAGATCGCCATGCACGGTGCGCCTGCAGATGGCACTCAGCTGGAACTGCCGTTATGAACCTGCGGGATTACCAGCAGCAAGCAATCAGCGATCTGCGCTCGGCTTTTCAGTCGGGCGCCATGGCGCCATTGCTATGCCTGCCCACTGGTGGCGGCAAGACCGTGATCCTGGCCACCATTGCTGCACAAGCTGCAGCACGTGGCCGGC